TATGGTAAATAAGACACCGAGATCTGCATCCACAAGGGATAAAGAAGTACGCAAAAAACACTGGCAGCTACCTAGCTCGCTTGACACACCAACACCACCTGAGGGTTATAAATTCAGATGGATTAGGGAATCAGTTAGAGGATATGAAGATAACAAAAATGTTATCGGTCGAATTAGACAAGGTTATGAACTTGTCCGAGCAGACGAATATCCAGACTTTCAATTTCCTAGTGAGTCTGAAGGAAAACACAAAGGTATAGTTTCGGTGGGCGGATTATTACTGGCAAAGGTGCCATTAGAGATTGCAGCGGAGAGAGATCAATACTACTCCGAACAAAGTAAAAATCAACAAGACGCTGTTGATAACGATCTTCTAAAGGAACAACACCCTTCAATGCCAATTAGTAAACCCGAGCGACAAACTAAAGTTACGTTCGGTGGCTCGAAGAAAAGTGAATAATTTTTAATCGACCTAGACGTAACACTTACTAACAACACATATACTAAGGAGTATTACAATGGCAAATCAAGACGCCCCTTTCGGTTTTAGAGCTGTAAGAATGTCAGGTTCCGCACCATCTTCAAATGGTCAAACTCAATACCTGATAGCTAACGGCTATGACACCGCTATATTTCAGGGTGATCCAGTCGAGATGGTTGCTGGTGGTTCTCTCAATGTGGCTAACGGTGCCGCTGATGTGATGGTAGGTGTTTTAAATGGTGTAGAATTTAAAGATACTACAACTCAAAAACCCACTTTCAGAAACTATCACGCAGCATCCACAACCGCATTTGATGGAATTATCAAAGCTTTCGTGATTGATGATCCCGACCAGTTATTTGAAATTCAAGTATCTGGTGCATTCACAAACGCAGATATTGGAGCAACAGCTAATCTGACATACGCCGCAGGTTCTACAACTAACGGAATATCAAAAGTTGAAGTTAATTCTGGAGCTATCGGCACAGGTGCAGATTCAGCAGTGAAGATTGTTGGTTTAACAGGAGATCCTGAAAACAGCGACACATCTTCAGACAATGCAAACATTATCGTGAAAATAAACAAGCACTTATACAGTGCTAATACAGCAGGTATATAGGAGGTTAAACTATGGCTATATCTAGAAGTCAACTCGTTAAAGAGTTAGAGCCAGGTTTGAACGCTCTGTTCGGCTTGGAATATTCACGCTACGACAATGAACACGCTGAGATCTTTGATGCTGAGTCATCTGACAGAGCATTTGAAGAAGAAGTAATGTTAGCAGGTTTCGCAACCGCCCCAACCAAACAAGAAGGTGAAGGCGTATCTTTCGACACAGCTAACGAAACATTCACAGCACGCTATACACACGAAACAGTAGCACTTGCATTCTCAATCACAGAGGAAGCTGTAGAGGACAATCTCTACGACAGACTCGCTGCGAGATATACAAGAGCACTTGCTCGTTCAATGGCAAACACAAAGCAAGTAAAAGCTGCCGCTATTCTTAACGACGCTTTTGCTGCTGCAGGAGCTGCAGGAAGTAATCCTGGTGGTGACGGTGTATCACTTATTAATACACAACACCCACTTCAAACAGGTGGTAACTTATCAAACAGACTTGCAACAGATGCTGACTTGAATGAAACTTCACTCGAGCAATCCTTAATCGACATCGCTGATTTCAGAGATGAAAGAGGCTTAAGAACAGCTATTCAAGGTATGAAACTTATTGTACCAAGACAGCTACAGTTCACAGCTAACCGATTAATGGAGTCAACATTAAGGACTGGCACAGCAGATAATGACATCAATGCCATCAGAAACATGGGAGTGATTCCACAGGGTTATGTGGTAAACCACTATCTAACTGATGCAGATGCTTTCTTTATCAAAACTGATGCCCCTAATGGCTTCAAACACTTTACCAGAACACCATTAAAGACAGTGATGGAAGGTGATTTTGATACAGGTAATATCAGATACAAAGCAAGAGAGAGATACTCATTTGGTTTCTCAGATCCACGTTGTGTATTTGGTACATCTGGTGCATAATATTTAAATCCTTTCGGATTAATTCATAAGGGCGGTTGTCTTTGACTCCGCCCTTTTTTTATGCCATATTGAAATTCTAGCAGTTAATAGTTATGCACACTGGGCTAGCAGACGGTATAGAGACTGCATAACGAATGGTCTATACAACCAAGGAGGTTTATTATGGCTACACACTTTAAAGGGCCAATATTATTTTCAGCGCAGAGACCTGCACTAGAAAATTTAAATATTGCCAGATGGAATGATCAATTCATTCAGTTCGATGATTACGATCATGGAGCAATTGACGAGACACTAAGATGGGTAATTGTTAAAGACTCAGGCGCTTCTGTTGCTGTCGTGGCAGATGCAAGATCTGGTGAAGTTAATCTTACTTCAGCAAACACTACAGATAATGATGGTGCTTCAATTCAAGGACACGAAGAGTATTTTTCTCTTCCTTCAACAGCGGGCGACAAGTTGTATTATGAAACAAGAGTTAAAACATCTGATGTCGATCAGGTTGATCTTCTTGTTGGATTAACAGAAACATTTGCAACTAACCCTGAAGCTGCTTTACTTTCTGCTAATATCATTGGTTTCTTATTAACTGATGGTAGTGCGGTTGTTGCAGGTATTACTGAAGCAACTGGTACACGAAATACTGTTACTTTAGATACATCTTTATCAACTCTAACTAATGATACTTATGTAACTTTAGGTTTTGTTGCAACAAAAGGTGCTACTTCTTCTGATGATAAAGTTGATTTTTATATCAATAGAAAATTTGCAGGAACAAGTAAAACTAGTGTTCCAACAGCAAACATGAAAATCATGGCGATGAGTGTATCAGGTGATGCTACAGGTCAGAAGGTAACAACCTTAGATTACATGATGGGTGCTCAAGATAGAGATGTAACATACGCTGACGGACCTGCGTAAGGAGTAAATTATGTCAGTAACAAGCATTAAATCAAAACTGTTTAAGGCTGTTTCTGCTAGTACCACAGCTATTGCAGCACTTCAAACTTTAGGCGGAGCTGGGAACATGACACTAACAGGAACATCTGTTAGTGACGGTTCTAATATGGATACCACCGTGACTCTTACTTCAGGTGGTAACATCTCAGGAACAAACTTTACTATAACTGGCACCGATGCTAGTGGAGCAACTGTAAACCAAACTATTGCTGGTCCTAATGCGGGAACTGTGACTACTACTCAAAAGTTTTTGACAGTAACACAGATTGCAACGAGTGGTGCAGTTGGAACAAATACTTCTGCAGGTTTTACCGCTACCACAGGTACGCAAGGTATTGTGTTTGCAGGTGCCACTAGAGTTAGAGGGTTGCATGGAGTCAGTAGTTCAACTGCTGGAGCTTTAATAATTAGAGACGGTTCACAAACTGGATCGAAATTATTAGAGATTGATACTCCTGCTGCTGCTGGTCAAGTTGATCCTTACATCCCTGATGAAGGTATCCTCTTTAGAAACGGTGCATATATCGACATTAGTGCTGGTTATGACAGTGCTACGATTTTTTTTGATGGGTAATGGCAGATAAGCAACCACCAAAAACTAAAAAATATTTCCGTCCCACTAAAAGTGGGGCGGGAATGACTAAGGCAGGAGTCGCTAAATATAGAAGAGACAACCCTGGTTCTAAATTAAAAACTGCTGTTACAGGAAAAGTAAAACCTGGTTCTAAAGCAGCAAAGAGAAGAAAGTCGTTCTGTGCTAGAAGTGCAGGACAAATGAAAAAATTTCCAAAGGCAGCAAAAGATCCTAACTCAAGATTAAGACAAGCAAGAAAGAGATGGAGGTGCTAAATGAAGCTTTCAGAAAATACATCAATCTCAATGCCTATGAGAAACCTTATCAGTATATTGGGAGCCACGGCAGTAGGTGTCTGGGCTTACTTTGGAGTGATTGAACGACTTAATAACATAGAAACAAGAGCAACTTTATTTGAGGCAGATTTAGTCAAAAACGCAGACCAAACTCCTATAGATCAAGAACAGTTTATGCTATTAGAATTTGTATCAGAACAAGTAGAAGGTATGTCAGAAGATTTAGAAAACATGGCACATAACAAAGTAAACATTATGCGATTACAAGCTGATATGGAAAAAGCATTAGAAGATATAGAAGAATTAAAAGACAAGGTAAGAGCAAATGGTAACTAAAGTAATTATAGCTTTAATTTTATTTTCAGGTGGAACAATGATTGAACAC